ACACAGAGACGGCTATACATTAAAGTAGAGGTAAACCGTAATCCACTGAGATGATTGTCCCGATTGTCCTGTTTCTCACGCTCTGTCCGTCCGAACTCAGTGCCTGGGGCTCCCCAGGAGACCCTATTGTTTGTGGTGTGAGGACTGAAACAAACAAATCCATTCAGATTGAGTGGAAGGAGGGAAGATCAGAGAAGCTATGCCAGATTGACAGGCTTGGGCATGTCACAAGCTGGTTAAGAAACCACTCATCTTTCCAGGGGCTTATTGGTCAGGTGAAGGGGAGACCAAGTGTTTCCTACTTCCCGGAAGGGGCTTCTTACCCAAGGTGGAGCGGCCTATTAAGCCCATGTGATGCTGAATGGCTGGGACTGATAGCAGTGAGCAAGGCTGGAGACACAGACATGATTGTCCCAGGCCCAACTTACAAAGGGAAAATCTTTGTTGAGAGACCAACATACAACGGTTACAAAGGCTGGGGTTGTGCAGATGGAAAGTCACTAAGCCACTCAGGCACATATTGTGAAACTGACAGCTCAGTGAGTTCTGGTTTAATTCAGGGAGATAGGGTTCTCTGGGTTGGGGAAGTAGTCTGTCAGAGAGGGACCCCTGTGCCAGAAGATGTATTTAGTGAACTGGTTAGCTTGAGTCAAAGTGAGTTCCCAGATGTGTGCAAGATTGATGGTGTTGCACTGAACCAGTGTGAGCAGGAGAGCATCCCCCAGCCACTGGACGTTGCATGGATTGATGTTGGAAGGTCTCATAAGGTACTGATGAGAGAACACAAAACTAAATGGGTCCAAGAGAGCTCAGCAAAGGACTTTGTGTGTTTCAAGGTGGGTCAGGGGCCATGTTCGAAACAAGAGGAAGATGACTGCATGAGTAAGGGCAACTGCCATGGGGATGAGGTTTTCTGCAGGATGGCAGGATGCTCTGCCCGTATGCAAGATAATCAAGAAGGCTGCAGGTGCGAACTGCTTCAAAAACCTGGAGAAATCATTGTGAATTATGGAGGCGTCTCTGTGAGACCAACCTGTTATGGATTCTCCAGAATGATGGCAACATTGGAAGTTCACAAACCTGATAGAGAATTAACAGGGTGCACGGGTTGTCACCTAGAGTGCATAGAGGGAGGAGTTAAAATTGTAACGCTTACAAGCGAGCTGAGAAGTGCAACAGTTTGTGCTTCACATTTTTGTGCATCTGCAAAGGGGGGCTCAAAGACAACTGACATACTCTTCCACACTGGTGCTCTCGTTGGACCCAATTCCATTAGAATAACTGGTCAGTTGTTAGATGGGAGCAAGTTCTCCTTTGATGGGCACTGCATATTCCCAGATGGGTGCATGGCTCTTGACTGCACCTTCTGTAAAGAGTTCCTGAGAAACCCGCAATGTTACCCTGTAAAGAAATGGCTCTTCCTGGTGGTAGTTATAATGTGCTGCTATTGTGCCCTGATGCTGCTTACTAACATACTGAGAGCTATAGGTGTTTGGGGGACATGGGTTTTTGCTCCAATAAAGTTGGCTCTAGCATTAGGGTTGAGGCTTGCCAAACTGTCAAAGAAGGGGCTGGTTGCTGTGGTTACAAGGGGCCAAATGATCGTGAATGATGAGCTGCACCAGGTTCGAGTGGAGAGAGGTGAGCAAAATGAGGGAAGACAAGGTTATGGCCCAAGAGGCCCCATCCGTCACTGGCTATACTCACCTGCCCTCATTCTCATTCTCACCACTTCAATTTGCTCTGGATGTGATGAGCTTGTTCATGCTGAGAGTAAATCCATCACATGCAAGTCTGCATCTGGGAATGAGAAGGAGTGCTCAGTGACAGGCAGAGCTTTGCTCCCAGCTGTCAATCCAGGGCAGGAGGCCTGCTTGCACTTTAGCGTGCCAGGAAGCCCAGACTCCAAGTGCCTTAAGATCAAAGTGAAATCAATAAATCTCAGATGTAAGCAAGCCTCTTCATATTATGTTCCTGAAGCAAAGGCAAGATGTACATCTGTCAGAAGGTGCAGGTGGGCAGGTGACTGTCAATCTGGGTGTCCAACATATTTCAGCTCAAACTCATTCTCAGATGATTGGGCAAACAGGATGGACAGGGCTGGGCTCGGGATGAGTGGGTGCTCAGATGGGTGTGGTGGAGCTGCATGTGGGTGTTTTAATGCAGCGCCATCCTGCATCTTTTGGAGAAAGTGGGTGGAGAACCCATCCAATCGTGTCTGGAAGGTGTCACCTTGTGCATCATGGGTGCTAGCTGCAACCATTGAGTTGACTTTGCCATCAGGAGAGGTTAAGACTCTAGAGCCTGTCACAGGGCAAGCAACTCAGATGTTCAAGGGTGTTGCAATCACATATCTGGGATCATCCATTGAGATTGTTGGCATGACCAGGCTATGTGAGATGAAAGAGATGGGGACTGGGATAATGGCACTGGCCCCCTGCAATGATCCAGGGCACGCCATAATGGGAAATGTGGGTGAGATCCAATGCAGTAGTATAGAAAGCGCAAAGCACATCAGGTCTGATGGGTGCATTTGGAATGCTGACCTAGTTGGAATAGAATTGAGGGTTGATGATGCTGTGTGTTTCTCGAAACTCACTAGTGTTGAGGCAGTTGCAAATTTTTCAAAAATCCCGGCAACAATTTCTGGGGTTCGCTTTGATCAAGGGAATCATGGAGAATCACGTATCTATGGTAGCCCATTAGATATCACGAGGGTTAGTGGGGAATTCTCAGTGTCATTCAGAGGGATGAGGCTCAAACTATCTGAGATATCAGCAAGCTGCACAGGTGAGATAACAAACGTCTCTGGTTGTTACTCCTGCATGACTGGGGCCTCAGTCAGCATAAAATTACATAGCAGTAAGAACACAACAGGTCATCTTAAGTGTGATTCAGATGAGACTGCATTCAGTGTCATGGAGGGAACACACACATATAGGCCTCACATGAGCTTTGATAAAGCAGTAATAGATGAGGAGTGTGTGCTAAACTGTGGTGGCCACTCATCAAAACTGTTGCTTAAAGGGAGCCTTGTTTTTATGGACGTGCCAAGGTTTGTTGATGGAAGTTATGTCCAAACATATCACAGCAAGGTGCCCGCTGGGGGAAGGGTCCCAAATCCGGTAGACTGGCTCAACGCACTGTTTGGAGATGGCATAACACGATGGATTCTTGGGATTATAGGGGTTCTGCTGGCATGTGTCATGCTATTTGTGGTGGTGGTTGCCATCACTAGGCGATTGATCAAGGGACTGACTCAAAGGGCGAAGGTGGCATGATTGGCGTTAATTGACAAATAAGCAAGCCTCCTGTTTCAAACCTCTGGTGGGCCAGAAGCCTGACAGAGGTTTGAAACAAATGCTCTGACATCTGAGGCATGAATGATAATGGGTGGGTTTTCAATTTGTATAGCCGGTCTTTGTGT